TAACTACAAGTGCAACGCAAAACTCTGGTACTGACGCAACAGCCATTCTTGGAACTGCTGTGGATGACAACGAGTATGTGGCAGCATTTGACATTGATGGTGCATCTGATGGGGCTTATGCTCCATGTGCTACCCCTGCAGGTGAAGTTGTTATAACTTCTGCAGACACTTTGGATTTAACACTCGCAGGTGGAGGAGCATCCTTCACAGCAGGTGAAATCAGAGTGTACGCTGTCCTACAGGACGTTAGTGACATCGGTGAGATGGAAGCTGACGAAGTAGACCGTGATCTACTAGCTTAACTTAAAACTTAGGGGGCAAGTGTAACAGGATTGACTTGCCCTCTATTTTAGTATAAAGGGATTTTAAGTAGTATGTCAGGTACATATTTATCATTAACTAATAGTGTTTTAGCAAGATTAAATGAAGTACAACTTACCTCTTCTAACTTTACTACAGCTAGAGGTATTCAAATACAGGCACAAAATTCTATTAATGAAGCTATAAGATACATTAATCAGAGAGAGTTCCAATACCCTTTTAATCACACATCAAAATCACAAACTTTATCGCCGGGTACAGTAAGGTATAGTATACCTACAGATGCAAAGCATGTGGACTACAATACAGCGAGAATAGTCAAAGACTCAACATTAACATCTTCAGGAGCTAGACTAACAGGTTTATCCTACAATGAATATATAAACAATGAGCATATTACTCAAGAAGATGAAATAACAACAACCACACTAGCGGAAGCACTAGATGCTAGTGAAACAGAAATAGATCTTACAAGTTCCACTGGCTTTGATGCTACTGGGACTATTTTTATAGAAAATGAAGAAATAACATACACAGGCATAAGTACAAACACACTTACAGGATGTACAAGAGGGGCTAACAGCACTACGGCTGCCACACACAGCACTAGCACACAAGTGGCTCAGTTTACAGGTGGGGCTGTACCAAGATACGTAGTTAGAACCTTAGATAACAACTATCTACTATATCCTTTTCCCAATAAAGCTTACACACTAAAGTATGACTACTTTGCCTTTCCAACAGATTTATCTGCACAGGGGGACACTACAACAGTTCCTGCACGATTTGACCCTGTAATAGTAGACGGAGCTACAGCTTTTGTTTATCAGTACAGAGGAGAAACAACACAGTATCAACTTAACTTTGAAAGATTTGAGCAAGGTATAAAGAATATGCAAAGTTTACTCGTTAATAAGTATGACTATGTACGTTCTACCATGCTGAATAGACCATCAGGGTATGCTAACGCAGGAGCAATGAATTAATGCCTGACCTGTCACAGACAGCACCTGCTGCATTTAACTGTGAAGGTGGATTAGTTTTAAACAGATCAACCTTTATGATGCAACCCGGAGAAGCTTTAGAACTGCAAAACTTTGAGCCTGACATTGAAGGTGGTTACAGAAGAATAAACGGTTTTAGTAAATACGTAAGTGCCGTAGTACCTGCTACAAGTTCAGACAGTGAAAAGATTTTAATGGTTGCAACTTTTGGTGACTTCGTTGTAGCAGCAAGAGGAACAAGTATTTATAGTGCTACAGCAGGTGGCTCAAGTTGGACAAGTAGAGATAGTGGTAGAACAAGTGCAAGTAAGTATAACTTTGAACGCTACAACTTTGATGGCAACAGTAAGTTAATAGTAGTAGATGGGGCAAATGCTCCTACCTTCTTTAACACATCAATGTCGGCAACAGACGTAAGTAACAGTGACGTAGCAGGTTCTAAATTTGTAGTAGCATTTAGAAGTCACATGTTCTACGCAGGGAAGTCTACAACACCACAGACGTTAGTATTCAGTCAACCTTTTGATGAAGATGCGTTTGGTAGTGGTGCAGGAAGTATAAAAGTAGATGACACTATAACAGGGCTAAAGGTCTTCCGTGAAAATTTATTTATA